GTTGGCCGCGTCCGTGTAGCCGCGCTGCCGCTGGTTCTCGCCGTTCAGGATGGTCATCACCGCGTCTTCCTCGGCGTTGCCATAGATTTCCTCGTTGATGTTCAGGGCTGTGCCCTCTCCAACGTCCACCCCGGATGCTGCAAGCGCCGCTCGGGCCTCCCCAGACTGGCTGCGGGCCATTTTGCGGATACGGTCGGCCTGCACCTTGGCAGCGCTGGCGGCGTTGTCTGCATCGATCTGCGCTTGTTCCGACTGGGCGTCGGCATTGAGCTGGGCTTGCTTGCCCTGCTGAACGGACGAATAGGCCGAGTAGGCGGTGCCTGCCACCAGGGCCACCATTGCTGCGGTTTCAATGCCCATGATTGATCTCCATGTGGAACAGCGGGCCGACGTACTCAAAGCCCAGGTGCCGGTACAGGCGCGACGTGCCTTCCACGTTCATGCCGGTGGTGATGCCCATGCGGATCTCCTTGGCGCCCTTGGCCTTGGCCCAGTTCTGGAAGGCCAGAATGAGCTTGAGGGCCGTGAGGCCCTGGCGCTTGGATGGTTCGATGAACAGGGAGTAGTCGAAGGCAATCAGGTCATCGCTGAACCACTGTTCGGTGATGGCCCCGGCGAAGCCTCCTACAACCTCGCCCCCCACTTCGGCAACGAACACGACGCCGAGGCCATCAATCAATTGCCCCAGCAGGGCGGCGATCTTCTCCGGGTTTATGCCGGAACTGGCGTAACTGCTGGTGTCGTGAAGCAGCTGGCCAAGCTCAACCAGCCGCGGAATATCGTCATGCGTTGCTGCGCGGATCATGGTGCACCTCAGTCGTTGATGGTCATCTTCTTGATGACGCTGAGCAGGTGGAACGGCAGTGGCTGGTCCTGGATGATTTCGAGCTGGGCCTCGCCGCGCTCCCACCCAAGGTTCTCCAGGCGCTTCACGCCGCTGAAATTCGGTGGGGGCTGATCGAGAACGTCTTCGCCAAGGTTACGGAAGCTGATGGTCTGCTCCACACCCTGACCCTTGACCTTGCAGCCTGTGGTGTTCAGGAAGCGCAGGGTGATTTCCCCGATGCGCATGCTGTTGCCCTGGGCGGTGCCGGTGCTCCCCTGCACTTCTGGGGTCAGCGTCTTGACGCGGGTAACGAAAGGCAGGCCGATCTGAACCTCTTTCGCGGTCCTTGGCAGCGTCACCTGCCCTGCGGAGACCACTTGCTGCTGCATCGGAACACCGTCTGCCACGATATCGACGGTCTTGCCCTCAAGATGATCAAGTCCGGTCCAGGTAGCCTGGCCTGACGGATTGGTTGCCGAAATGCCGTCATCAACGTGACAGCCTTCGACAAAGCGCTCGATGTAGCGCTTGGTGCCGCCATTTACGGTCCGCCGAACCAAAGCCCATATCTGGTCACCACCAATAGTGGGAATACTTGCGACCGACTCTACTTGTCCGTCAGTGGTCTGCCTTGCCCAGCCGATAACGTCTTGATCGCGGTCCACGGTCATAGTGGCCAGGACGCCGTCAGCCCGAGGCATGAACAGGATACTTTCTGGTTCTTGCTGGTAGGCCATTGAGACAATGCCCGACTCGGTGATGTGCTCCGAAAGCACGGACATATCAGGCGAGCCATAGGCATCTGAGTCGTATTTGTAAGCCATGGCCCGCAGCTTGCGGCCTGCACGCTGGACGAAGTACAGCTCGTTGCCGATGCGCACCGGGCGCACGCGGTTGCAGCCATACACCGACTGGTTCTTCACCTGGATGTTGGTTGGGGTTATGGGCTTCTCAATGCCGCCCGTGATGGTGAACTCACCGCCATAGGTAAGCGCCACCAGGGTCTTGACCTGTGCCAGGTGCAGGATTGGGTTTATCTGGTCCGATGACACGGTGAACGACGTTGCGTCATCGTCCTTGGTGCCCAGTTCGAAGTTCAGCGACTCGCCTGTCTTCGATTCCCATATGGTCTGCGGGTAGTTCGGAGAACCGCCCACATGCAAGCGCTGTTCGAACAGCGTGCCAGTGGCGGGGTATCCATCGGTGTCATTCCAGACGCTAGACTCCAACGACCAAGCGTTGGCCGGTGAGGCCGTGGCCGAGGTTGGCGCAGTCCGGATCACAGCCGATACAACAGTGGTGCTGGTGTAAGCGGTGATTTCCAGCAGCCCGCTATTGATCTTGACGAACTTGCCGACATCGTTGGTCCGCCAGCCCGCATCGGTAAGCGTCATTGTCACCGTGGCGCCAACAGGGGTCGCAGCGCTGAGCGTATTGGTGGTCTGCGGGCTTCCCTTGAGGGACCAGGTGTTATTCACCAGCGCAGGGAAGGCGTTAAGGATTTCCACGGTTACAACCGTCGTACTGGTTACAGCCGTGATCTTCGCCACCCCGGTGCCCGACCAAATTTCCCGGCCTACGTCGCCCGCCATGAACGCAGAAACGGACGAAGTCAGCGTGCGCCCGGCGCCCACTGTGAAGTCGCTCAGCGTCATGCTGGTGGCAAAGTCGATCCCACGCTCGTCGAATGGCTTGGTCACGAATGGCGCCGGGGCAAGGCTCCACTGGGTATTGGTGATACGGCGCAGGCGGTGGATAGGTACCGAGTTGTGGAACAGGAACATGGTGTCCGCGCCCTGGACATATTCCAGCTGGCCAAGCATTGCCATGGTGTAGGGGCTCGGCAGTTCGACGCCCGAGTACGAGCCATCCGGGAACCAGATACGCACATATTCATCACCGAATTCGCAGATGTAGGCCTGCTGCGTGTTGAACACGTATGGGATCAGGATGGCAGGGCGCTCGTTGAACTTGGCATTACCACAGTGGAGCGTTCCGTAACGGCGCATGGCTCCCCCGTGCACCACCGGCCAGCAGTTCTCCATGAGCATGGCGCCGTTCTGGTACCGGGCGATATCGACGCGGCCGTACATGCGAGGCGATAGCTCGCCGGCAGTGAAGTTGGTCTGGATCAGCGAGAACCTGGCCATCAGCACGGCCCCCTGCTATTGCCGAAGCGCGAGGCCAGCAGGCGTTCGTCGCCCAGGGTTTGCGGTGGATCTTCCTGCCCGTCCACGGCCTTGGCCTGGCGCAGCAGCTGCTGGAACTCTGCCTTGCGGCTATCGCGCTCGGATGTGGATTGGGTCACCGGATAGGCCAGCACCGCGGCCATTGCGCAGGTCATCAGGTCAACGAGGTGGGCATCCCACGTGGCCTCGACCTGGTTGTCGAATACGTAGCGCAGCTCAAGCACCGAGGTGTTGGCTTGGATGGTGCGGCGCTCGACCAGGTAATCAATCTGCACACCGCCTGAACCAACCTCCAGCACGCGCAGGCAGTCGGCCGGCAGCTCGAAGGCAGACGAATAACCAAAAGCCGGCGCCTCAGCGAGAGGGGCCAGCACGATGCGCTTGATGCAGCAGTTCCAGGGGTGGGCGCGCAACACGCTGCTGCGCTGGTAGGGATAGAGATTCGCGCACAGCTTGGCCCGGTCAAGGTTGTTCTGGTCGGCGAAGTCGTTGATGGTTTGAGCGCCGAGCATCAACAGCGCGTTGGAGCAGATCGAAACACCGGTTGCCATTGCCATGCCTTGTGTCTCCGGAAAAAAGACCGGGGCACTAGGCCCCGGTAAGTGAAACGCCATCCATGGCTACCGCCGCGCTCAGTTCTGCTGGGCGTACTGGGCAACCAGGGTGATGACCTGACCGGCCTGCAATGCGGCTCCAGCCACGACCGAGCGGAGTTCGCTCTGGTCAGTTGCATCGCCTGGCTTGACGATCGCGACATCGAACAGCGCGCCGTTGGCGTACTGCGCTTCTGCTACCGCACTACCCGCAGAGGCCACCGAAGTGGCTGCCAAGTAGCGGGCCGGGGTCACCGGGTCGCCCAGGTTGAGGGTGGAAGATGCCGCGCCGGCTGCGAAATACAGCTTGGTGGTCGGCATCAGGCGAGCACCGAAGGGCAGGAAGCCCCACGAGATGTATTCGCCGATGCCAGGGCCACCCGAGGCCGGTACGGTGTAGGTGCTGACGAACACTTGAATGTCGCCGCCCTGCAGGTTGGGTTTGGTGAGGGTCTGCGGGTAAGCCGTGCGGGCTGCCGCCAGGGAACCGTTGCCGTTTGCCATGGTGTTACTCCTGAATGGGGTTGAGGGCGAGAACAGCGAAGACCCTTACGGGTCGTTCGCGGCGATCTCGACGACCTTCTCTTCTTCCACGCGCACGGCGCCCAGGCTCTGCTTGGCGTAGATCCGGACGTTGAAGCCCTTGCCCGGGTCTTCACCCACCTTGGTCGTGATGTCCTGACCCTTGCCCAGAATCATCCCGGACTTGGCCCAGGCGTAGCAGAACCGGGTGGTGGAGACCTTCGGCAGACGCTCGGACGGAATCCAGCGGAAGCCCATCCAAGTGCCTTTCAAGGTGCCTTCCTGCAGCATCTTGATGGCCATGAAGTCGGCGCTGGTCAGGGTGGTGTCGGCCAGGATGTCGACCAGAGCGTTGGCGTGATAGGCCATGTACAGCTCTTCGCCGGCTTCCTCGTCAGCCTCGTTCAAGCGGAAGATCTTCTTGGCCTGGATGATCTTTGCCTTGGTCAGACCGGTACCGCCCACGGCGATCTTCTGCGAGGCCGGCAGGATTACGCTTCCGGTGGCGCTGGAGCGGGCCGAGCCGCCGAAGGCCGAGATGATCACATCATCCTTGGCGCGGTTCATGCCAGCTACCATGGCCTGGACGTAGTCCGAGGTCGGGTCGACCAGCATGCGGATCTTGTCCTGATCGTCGACCATGTCGCCGTCTTCCCAGTCGTAGAGGTCCACGAACCGGGTCGAGTGCGGTTGATCGTTGATCGGGGTGTCACCGTGGCGCTGGGTGCGGCGCTGCGCGGTGCGCTGGCCGAGGCGGTTCACGGACTTGGACATGCCCACGATGTTGGGCTCGATGGTCACCGCCGATTCGAAGCGGGACATCTTCTGTTGAGCGACGTGCTTGAAGTTGTCAGCGAACTGCTGCACGAACGCTTCGGTGATTTGCTGGGACATACAATGCACTCCAATGCAGATTAGGGATGCCTGCCGGGTGTCCGCTGTGCGGGCCGGTATTCCTGGCGTGCATCGGCATTGCTTCGCCTGGGGCTGTCCGGGTGTCTGCGTGCCACCGCAGGCCGGCCCGGTATCGCTACCGGGTGCCTGTGATGGTCGGAGTTGCGGGGTGTCGGTTTCCCGACTATTTGGCGGGGCGCTTACGCGCTGAGGGTGCGGGATGCAGGCTTGTTGTACTTGGCTGCGTACAGGTCGTTCAGCTGCTGCTGGATCTGCACGCGCTTCGGATCGTGTGGCGCCAGGGTCTGCAGCTGCTGACGCAGGTCAGCGGTCTTGACCGCAAAGTCTTGCTCGTTGGCAATGCCGTTGGTGATGAGCGTGTCTTCCTGCAGCTCCTTGCCGATGTTGGCCGTGAAGGCAATGAAGTCCGGGTCGTTGCCGTACTTGGCCATCAGCGCCTGGAAGTTGCCGGGCTTGCCTTCCTCGCTGGCGAAGGCCTCGGCCGCGCGGTACGACGACTTCAGGTTGGTCTGCATGGCCTGGTCATCGGTCCATACGGACTTGAGGGCAGCGGTGCAGTCTTCCTGGGTGAGCAGCGCGCCGCCCTGCACAAGGCCCGGGGCAGCCTTCATGTACTCACCGATCACATACTCAACCTGGGCATTGGTCATGCCCTTGGCGTGGGCACCCTTCAGAAAAGACTGAGAGGCCTCATCAGCCTTGAACTCATCCCAGTTGAAGCCCTCGACACCTTCCAGCTTGACGGCGTATTCATCAGCGCTCTTGGGCGGCGCGTCACCGGAGCCCATACGGGTTTCCAGGTGCTTGTAGGCCTCGGCAACCTTCCGCGACGATGCTTCAAGATCAAGGCTGCCGTCCTCTTTGTTTGTGCGGTACTTCTCGGGAATCCAGTCGTTGGTTGCGCCAGCGCCCAGCACGGTACCGGTCTGCTGTGGCTGGGTAGTAGTGGTAGTAGCGCCGCCGCTTGGGTCGCCGCCCTCGCCTGCTTCCTGGTGCAGGAAGTGGCCAAGTCGGTTGTGGATGAACCAGTTCATGCTTCACCCCCAGTGAATGGGTCAGCAGGCTTGGCGATCGAGCGCACGAACCACATGAAAGCGGTCTGCATCTCGGTGCGAGCGATCGACAGCATGCGCTGGTCAACGCCCTCAATCTCCTTGATCTGCTGCCACAGGGCGCCCACATCTTTCTCCAGGGCCTTGATCGAGTTCATGCCGTCGATCTCGGATTGGCTGAGATCACGGTACCCGCTGATCTTCTTGTGCTGATTATCCACAGGTCATTCCTCTTGATAGTTGGGGTCACTGACCCCGTTTGCGCGGTTGATGCGGTTCAGGATGTGGTCCAGCACCTCACGGTGCCCGGCCTGCAGGTAGGTCTTCAGGACAGCGTCAATGCCGCCCACGGTTACGGCGTTCTTGCTGAAACGCTGAATCAGGTGCTCGAGCACAATCACGCCCTCGGCGTGCTGCTCGAATACCCGCTTGAACATGTCGTCGAGCTGTTCGGGTGTGTACTGGGTCACGCTGCTGCCCCCGGTGCTTGCTTGAGTGCGGCCTGTGCAACGGTCTGCTGCATGGCCATCTGCTGTTGCTGCTCCTGCGCTGCCTGCAGGGCCTGCTGCCGCTCTTCACGCACACGCTCGACATCGGCTTTGCTGCGCATGACCTCGGACGGAACGCCCAGGGCTTCGCCACGGAAGCGGGCGGCGGCGTCCATATCCACGTTGTCCATGGCGTCGGGCTGCTGGCCAGCCTGGGCCTGAGCTTGGGCAGCCATGGCGCAGCCGGCGACGTACTGGTCAATGGCGGTGACTTCTTCCAGCTTCTGCGCCCGGGCCAGCGGCGACAGATAGCGGACGGTGTATGGACGGCCAGCCAGCGACTCAGGCGGGTTGCCCAAGATCCCGGCGCGGAAGGCGATGCCGAAGCAGCGCTCGATCAGGGGTTGCAGGTACTCGGTCTGAAGGCGCCCATAGACCGGGCCCAGCAGCTGGCGAATAAGGCTTACCCGGGCGTGCACCTCGGTTGCCGTCATGGCTGGGCCGTCCTGGTCGCGCAGCTGATCGGCCATCAGCGTCTTGCGGATGGCCATCTGCAGGCGGGTGATGCGGCTGTCGCTGTAGTTGAAGTTCGAACCGCTCTGGAGCGGCTTCATGCTGTCGACGGAGTTGGCCACGATGATCTTGCGCGGGCCTACCTTGACGGTGCGGGGGTTCAGCACCCCGTCATCCTCGGCAATCCACATGCCGGCGATGGCCAGGTCAGCTGCTGCCATGTCCATGCGCACCATCTCGTTGAGCATGCGAGCGTCTGGCAGGGCCTCGGCCACCGGGCCAGTGGCGTACACGCTGTCCGGGATCATCATCCAGCGCGGCACGACCACGGGCATTTCGTGATAGCCCGACTCGCTGACCAGCTTCTTCGCGCCGACCTCGACCTTGCAGGAAGCGATGGGCATGTTCTTGGCCAGGCGAGCACCGACCACGTAGGACTTGCGCGGGTAGATGGCGTGAACGAACTCGACCAGCTCCTGCGGCTTGTCCTTGGCCAGCTTGCGGGTTGTCTCGCTGACGCCGTTCTCACCGAACTCGTTAACCGCCTGTTCAGCGGTCAGCTTGTACGAGCGGTAGACGCTGTCGATCTTGCCGCCTGGCTTGGATGCCGAGCAGAACACGCCGGAGATCGGCCACAGGTCGAACGAATACCCGCCCTTCTCGCGGTCCTGGTCGATGTACAGGGCGAACCACCCAGCGCACACAACGTCGAGCAGGCCCTCGAA